TGGCGCTGTCTGTGGGCACTGGCGGTGGCCCGATCTGGATCGGCGGATACGGCAACACCAGCGGCACCGACACCCCGCCCATGACGATCCTCGGCCGCCCGGTGATCTTCACGGAGAAGGTGCCGGCGCTCGGCACCACCGGAGACATCAACTTTGTCGATCTTTCCTACTACCTGATCGGTGACCGGCAGTCGGTGGAAGTGGCCGCGTCGGACCAGTTCGCGTTCCAGAACGACCAGACCGCCTACCGCATCATCGAGCGCGTGGACGGCCGGCCGTGGCTGCAGTCCGCGCTGACCCCGCACAACAACAGCGCGAACACCCTGTCCGCGTTCGTCCAGCTGGCCACCCGGTCCTAGCTGATCGCCCCGCCCCCGGCCGCATGGCCGGGGGCACGTATCCCGGGCAGTAACGCCCCCGGGGGGAGAGGAAGCCTCAAGTGGCTGGAATGAAGGCACTAGGCCGTGAATACGACGTGGTGGCGAGCCCGTCTGGTCTCAACATCTGCCTCACGGACTGCTCGGGCATCGGTTTCGTGGCGGTCAACGGCTCATCCGTCGCCGCGATCCTGACCGTCACCGCGTCCACTGCGTACAGCGGTGGCACCACGAGCAACTGGACCACGGCACTCGGGTTCGGGCAGCCAGGCACGGGTTACACCCGGCTGACAGGAAACACGAACCACTGGGTGTCGCAGAACATTGCCTATGTCGGGGGCACGGGATGGGGAGCCACTAACGGTGTGCTGACCAACCCGATCTCGACCACCAGCGCCGTGTTCTACGTGGACTTCCTCGTATCCGAACTGGCCGACACCTACAACTACATCAACGTCACGGTCAGCGGCTCCGGGGCCACGCTGCCGATGGCGGTGCTGTATGACCTGACCGTCCAGCGGAAGCCCGCGAACCTGCGCATCCCGTGCGCGTGACAGGAGGTTTCTGACATGTCCAACTGGCTCAACCTTGACGCTGCGCGGATCAGCGTGCTCGGGCAGAGCGTGCGGACGGGCGCCCTGGCTTTCCCGCAGGGCGGTCCCGGAACGCAGACGCTGTTCACGGTCCACAACGGCGCTGTCCTGGTCACGTCGTTCTTCGGGCTCGTCACCACCGTGCCTGGCGGCGACCCCGGTTTCGTGGTCGGCACCGCGCCGACGACCGGCACGGCCGAGACGAACGGGATCGCGACCACCGTCGCGATCACTGAGGAGGCCGGCACCTGGTTCTCGGTCATCGACACGCCGACGACCAGCAAGCCGGGCGCCCTGTCGATCGGTGCCCACGCGGGCAACGTCACGTTCGGCATTCTCGCGCCGTTCCCGGTGTCCGCCGGGACCATCACGGCGACCGCATCCAACGCGGAGACCGGCGCGATCAACTGGTACATCACCTACGTGCCGCTCGATGAGGGCGCGTACGTCGGGGCGCTGACGGCCTGACATGAGTGCGAACCCGGCGTCGCAGGCGGCGCAGCTCATGGCGTCCGCATACGGCGCGCTGGTCACGGGAGGAGCCAAGACTCTCCCGGTCAGCACCACCGGCCACATCTTCACCGTGGCCGGTGGGCGGGTGGTCGTTACGTCGCTGACTGGCGTGGTCAGCACGGTCATCCAGTCGCAGGCGACCACGCTGTCTGTCGGCAATACGCCTACGGGCGGGTCGGCGTCTACCGCGTCGTTCTGCGCCACGCTCGACCTCACCGGGAAGGCCGTCGGGACGTCGCTGGCGGTCCCGCAGGCGAAGGCGACCGCACTGCTGTCCAGCGGCGCGGACGGCACGTTCCTGTGGAACACCACGTCAGGCGGGCAGGGTGTCCCGTTCACCAGCGGCGGGCTGCTGATCGTCCCGGCCGGCACGATCGACGTGACCACGGTCGCCACCAGCACCGGGGCGATCACCTGGTCTGTGACGTACGTCCCCTACGACGCGGGCGCGACGATCACGGCGCTGTGAGGGAGCCATATGTGGGACTGCGAGCACTGCGGATGCCGGGCCATCGCCGGGCCGATCACCAGCTGCCCTATGTGCAGGGAGGAACGCGAGATGCCGAAGTCCACGACGGGTGGCCCGAGTAACGCCTGGGCTGCGGCCGAGGCGCAGCCAGAGGAACTGGCCGTGGTGCCGGAAGTGGCCGAGTCTGAGCCTGAGCCGGTCGTGCTTAAGGCCGAGCTGCAGGACCAGGCCAGGGAACTCGGCCTGCCTGTCTCGGGTACGAAGGCGCAACTAGCCGACGCTGTTGCCTCGGCCGTGGTGCCCGCACCGGCCCCACCTAGGGCGCCAGTGCTAGCGACGGCGACGGTCGTGACCAGGACGGCCCCGGCCGCGGACACGGAGGACTAGCCGATGCCGGTCACGGGCTGGGATCTCTACTCGACGCTGCAGGAGCAGGCAGCGTACGCCGAGTATTACGCGAGCATCCCGCCCGTGGCCTGCCCGAACGACGGCACGCAGCTGAAAGAAGGGCCATCGTCCGAGCCGGGGATCCTGTTCTGCCCGTTCGACGGCTGGCAGTACCCGCGTGACTACGACGTCAACACGATGAGCGGCATATAACCGCAGGTCAACAACCGAATAGCACCACATAAGCCAGGCATACCGGCCCATCACCATGCGGGCTAGGACAGAAAGCGAGTCAACGGATGCCATCCGGCAGTTATGAGCGCACTCCCGAGTACCGGGAGACGCGGCGCAGGACTGCGCTGCGCCACGGACACACGTCCACGTCACCCGATGGGCGCGTGCTCCGCAGCCCTACCTACGTGTCGTGGCAGAACATGATCGCCCGCTGCCGCTACCCGTCGCAGGCGAGCTATCCGAACTACGGCGGCCGGGGCATCACGGTCTGTGAGCGCTGGCGCAAGTTCGAGAACTTCCTCGCCGACATGGGCGTGCGGCCCGCTGGTCACCAGATCGGGCGCAAGGACAACGACGGCAACTACGAGCCCGGTAACGCGGTCTGGACGACGCAACTCGACAACCTGGCCGAGATGATGGACCGGCGCCGGGCGGCGGCCTAGCCCATGCGCAAGCCTGCCGCGAAGCCGGCGCCGAAGGGCACGACGGCCAAGCACGCCGGGGGTAGCAAGCACCCCGCGGCGACTTCGCCGTCTTCACCTGGCGGCGGCGGCGGCGGCGGCGGTGCTGGCGGCGGCGGTGGTGGCGGGCCTGCCAAGACTGCGCCTGCCAAGCACAAGACGGCCCCGGCGAAGCACGCCCCGGCGAAGGCGCACAAGAGCACGGCGCCAGCGTCCAAGCCCGCACCGACCGCGAAGACGACCAAGGTCATCCACGGCCCGGCCGCGAAGGCCCCGGCGAAGAAGAAGCCGACCGCGAAGGCCACGAAGAAGCGGACGCTCACCCCGGGCGCCGTCGGCCTCTGCTCGGCCGAGGCTGTCGCTGCCTCGCTGCGGCTCTCAGGCCGCGCTGTAGGCGCTGACGACGTGCTGTCGCTCTACTGGCACACCGCGCACGACCCGGAGGCGGGGGCGTCGATCCTGGCCACGCTCAAGGCTGCTAGCGAGTACGGCGTGGCTGGCGTCCGGCCGGACTGGTTCGGCGCTGTTCCGCTCGAGACCCCCGGCCCGGTCATCCTCGGCGCTGAACTCCCCGGGAGTCACGCGCTGCTGGCCGAGCCTCGCGGCTGGTGGTCCTGGGGCGACCTGCACGACCCGGCGTGCTGGCCGGATGCCGTGACCGAGGAAGCCTGGGCAGTGAGGTGGCCAGCATGGCTGTAACGACGCCGGTTTATGCGACCCGTGAGGACGTGAAGCGGTCGCCCGACTTCAAGTTCACGGCCCGTGAGGACCAGCGGATTGACCGGGCGCTGCAGTCGGCGGCGCGGAACATTGACAATCACATGCACCGCGTGTTCTACCCGAAGGTAGACACCCGCTACTACGACTGGCCCAACTTCCAGCGGGCCTACCCGTGGCGCATCTGGTTCGACGCTAACGAACTCGCCGACGTCACGGTGACCGTGCCCGTGGTGACCAGCGGCGGGAACGTCATCCTGGCCGCGAACATCCTCTGGGGCCCGTGGAACTACGGCCCGCCGTTCACGTTCCTGGAACTGGACAGGTCCAAGTCGGGGTCGTTCGGGCAGGGCGACACCCCGCAGCGGGACGTCGCGGTCATGGGCACGTACGGGTTCAGCATCGACACGGACCCGGCCGGGACGCTCGCCACCGCGCTGACCGACACGACGGGCACGACGGTCGTGGTGTCGAACTCGGCGCTGGCCACGGTGGGGCACATCCTGGTCATCGACAGCGAGCGGATGCTCGTGTCCGATCACGCGACGGCCAGCACGGGCCTCACGATCGTCAGCGGCGGCACCACCGAGTCGGCGGCAGATAACGCGATCACGGTCACGGGGTCCGGCTCGGCCAGCGCAGGCGAGACGCTGCTGATCGACAGCGAGCGGATGCTCGTGTCCGACGTGACCGGCAGCGTGGTCACGGTGAAGCGGGCGTGGGATGGCACGGTCCTGGCCGATCACAGCGGCGGGGCGACGATCAACGCCTACCGCTCGCTGACGGTGATCCGCGGCGCTCTGGGCACCACGGCGGCGACGCACCTGGTCAGCGCACCGCTCACGGTTCACCGGCCGCCGCTGCTGATCCGTGACCTGAACATCGCCGAAGCCGGGCAGCGGGTCCTGCAGGAAACGGGCGGTTACAGCGATCCGCAGGGCGAGGAAGGCGAACGCGGGCTGGGCACGGCGCTCGCCGACCTGTGGGACGAAGCGGAGACCGGCTACTGCCGCAAGGCACGAAGCCGGGTGATCTGATGGCTGACGACGTGAAGTTCAGCGGGCCGATGTTCGACGGCCGTGCGGACGCCGCGCTGGCCCGTGGCATCAAGGCGATCCGCGCCGACCTGGCCAGCGAAGGCGAGAAACTGGCCGCCGCTGCGTTCACCGCGTCGATCAAGGCCAACCACGGGAAGTTCGTCAGCCGGATGAGGACGACGGACCACTCGGCGGCGTTCACGACGCAGACCGGCAGCAAGAGCTACACGCTGCTGATCACCACGGACAGCGCGGCCGAGACGATCGTCACGAACGACCTGGCGACCTACGGGCCGTGGCTTGAGGGAACGGGCAGCCGGAACACGAGCACCCGCTTCAAGGGCTACCACGGGATGCGCAGGGCCGGGCAGGCGCTCAACGGGGTGGCTGCGGCCCGCGCCACTGCCACGCTCAGGCCGTACGTCGGGGAGATGAACGCCTGATGGCGCTCGACCAGGCGGCAATCCTCGGGCTGATGGACAGCACGATCAGTCACGGGCTGGCGCTGGGTGTGTTCGATTCGGTGAACGGGCACGAGCCGAAGTCGTCGCCGGGCAGCGGGATGACTTACGCCGTGTGGGCCGACTCAATCGTGCCGCTCGGCGGGGCGTCCGGGCTGTCGGCGACGTCCGGCGAGGTGGTCCTGATGGGCCGCATCTATACGTCGATGCTGCAGAAGCCGGAAGACGGCATCGACCCGGACGTCCTCACCGCCGCGACGACCCTGATGGGCGCCTACAGCGGCGACTTCAACTTCGGGGCCACGGTGCGGAACGTGGACCTGCTCGGCGCGTTCGGGCCGAAGCTGTCGGCGCAGGCCGGCTACGTGACGATCAGCGGCTCAATGTTCCGCGTAATGACCCTCACCATCCCGGTGATCTTTAACGACATGTGGAGCCAGGTGGCCTGATGACCAAACAGTCCGGGTTGGGCGATAACTTTTACATCGGCGGTTTCGACCTGTCCGGCGACGTGTCCAGCGTTGACCAGATGTCCGGCCCGCTCGCGCCGATCGACGTGACCGGGATCAAGTACAGCGCCAACCAGCGGATCGGCGGGCTGCGTGACGCCGACTGGCAGTTCACGTCGTTCTTCAACTTCGCCGCAGGCGCGTCGCACCTGGCGCTGAACACGCTGCCGACCACGGACGTCATCGCGACATACTTCCGCGGCACCGCCACCGGGAACCCGGCCGCCAGCATCAACGGGAAGCAGATCGACTATGCCCCGACCCGCGACAACACCGGGAACCTGACCCTCAAGACCGAAGTGCAGGCCAACGCCTACGGCATGGAATGGGGCCAGCAGCTCACCCCGGGGATCTATGCGGCGGCGAACGCGCTGACCGGCGCGAACTCCACGTTTGAGGGCGGCATCGGCAACTGGATTGGCCTCACGAACAACACGGCGACCGACTCGTCGGCGCAGCATCACGGCGGCGCCGACTCGCTGTCCATGTCGTCCACGGCCAGCGGCGACATGGTGGCCGAGTCCGGCGCCGCAGCGAGTTACGCCACGCAGGCGTTCGCGGTCGTCCCCGGGCAGCAGGTCCAGGTGCAGGCATGGGTGCGCTCCGCCGTGTCGGCCCGCACCTGCTCGGTCGGTGTCCACTGGCTGACCTCGGCCGGGGTGTCGGTCTCGACCACGTTCGGCACCGGGGCGGCTGACTCGACGTCCGCATGGACGCTGGTCACGGGCACCGTCACTGCCCCGGCGACGACCGCGTTCGGGCTGATCAGCGTCAAGGTCGCATCGACCGGCGGGGCCAGCGAAGTCCACTATGCAGACGACGCGCAGGTGTTCGTCCTGCCGCTCAGCTATGACACGGGCGCGTCGCTGTCGTTCGGCGGCCAGGCATACCTGCAGGTGACCGCGTTCACCGGCACCGACGCCACCATCAGCATCTACGACAGCGCCGACAACGCCTCGTTCTCGGCGGTGTCCGGGCTGGCGTTCACGCAGACCACGGCCACCGGGGCGCAGCGCATCGCGATCGGCAACACGGCCACCATCCGCCGCTATGTCGCCGTGAACGTGGTCACCACGGCCGGGTTCACCGCACTGTCGTTCGGCGTCCAGCTGACGAAGAACACAGTCGCCGGGCAGGTGTTCTAGTGGGCGTCATCCCGGGCCGCAGCATCATGCCGAAGATGGGCCCGGCCGCCTACAAGACGTTCAGCATGTCCCGGCCGCTCACGACACACTTCCGGCCCGCGACGTGCGACGAGATCCGCTGCGAGGCCTACCGCTGCGGCTGGGTCACGACCGTCGATCTGTCCGACGACCTCGGCCGGCGGCGCTACGACTTCATCACGCACGACGCGACCCGCAAGGGGACCGAGCAGCGCGTCAGCCCGACGCTGGTCAAGTTCGTGTTCGCGCCCGGCCAGCGCTGCTACCAGGCGGGCGAGCACCGGCTGCCGACCGGCAGGCCGTTCCGCTACCTCGTCAGCGAAGGCGACTGGCGCGGCAACCCCCGCGGCATCCCCCCGCGGGTCCACGCCCACGCCGGCAGCTGGGTGGACGAGTTCAGCGAGCACAACGACCGGCTGGCGACAGCCATAAAGAGAGGATGATCACCAATGGCCAAAACTTCCGGTCTCGGTGAGGTAATCACCGTCGCGGACGCCAGTGCGGGCGCGCAGACGATCACCGACGACATCACGAACTGGACGCTCTCGACCCCCCGGGCATCGCAGGACGTGACCGGCGTCGGGGTGTCCGCGAACGAGCGCATCCTGCTGCTGTCTGACGTCTCCGTGACGTTCAACGGCATCTTCAACAACGCGGCGAACATGAGCCACGCCGTGTTCTCGACCGTGCCGTCCACGTCGGTAGCGCGGGCCTGGACGCTGCAGGTCACGAGCGCCAGCAAGCCCACTTACGGCGCGAACCTGCTGCTGACCGACTACCAGATCACCCGTGCCAACACGGGCGAGCTGACCTGGCAGGTGCCCGGCGTGCTCGCCGACGGCACCGTCAACTCCTGGGTCAACTCCTGATGAGGCGGGCACTGGCCGCCGCTGCTACGACCGTCGCTGCTCTGGTTCTGTCGGGCTGCGGCTCGGCGTCACCGTCCCCGGCCGCGGCGGTCCACGCGACGGCCAGTGCCCGCGTGCGCGCTGCCAATGCGGCAGCGGCGCAGGTCTGCATCCTGCACAAGCAGCACAAGCCAGCCAGCCAGATCACGGCGCTACTCGCGCCCGTACTGCACGGGAACACCCGCGAGGCAGCAGCGTTCGTCGCTGCCTCGCTCCGCACCTGCCAGTGAGCCGGGCAGCCCGGCGCCTGGAACGAATGACGAAGGGGTACGACATGGGATCGCGCAGGGAAGCGACCGAGTACGACCTGAAGTTTCCCGACCTCAACGACCTTGAGGTGCGGATCCGCTCGCTGCCGCTGAAGGACTTCTTCGCTGTCCAGCGGATGCAGGCCACGGCCGACAGCGACCTGGCCACGTCCGAGGCGCTGATCCGCAAGGTGTCCGAGTCGGTCGTCTCGTGGAACCGGGAAGACGCCGAAGGGAAGCCGATCACCCCGGACTTTGACGGGCTGTGCGAGGAGGAACTGCCCGTCATCCTGCAGATCTTCCAGGCGTGGGTCGGGGCGATGTCCACGGTCCCAAATCAATCGCCGGCGAACTCAGCCTCTACCGAGACTTCGCCGGATGCATCGCTGCAGATGGGGAACGCATCGGAGCCCCTAGCGAGCTAATCGAGGCGCTGACGCTGCTGGACATATGCGACCGCTTCCACTGCACACCGTCGCAAGCGCTGGCGGAGGACGCGAGCATCATCCGGCTGCTGCGCGTGGAAGCACTGGGCAGGCCGAGACCGCAGGAGGGAGGGTAATCCGGGATGACGAACCTGGTCGAGATCACGATCCGCACGAACGACGAGGCGACGAAGGCGCTCAAGGGGATAAAGAACTCGTTCGAGGCAGCCGGGACGGACGCAGGCAAGGGGTTCAGCGGGAACTTCAACAAGGCGACGGGCGGCGGGCTGCTCGGCGAGCTGTCCGGCAAGGGCGGCGGCTCGACGGCCAGCGACGCGAACCGGGCCGGGCAGCAGGTCGGCACCGGCCTGGCCCGCGGGATGCTGCAGAAGTTTCAGACGTCGCTAGGTTCCGGGCTGCTGTCGGGCCTGTTCGGCACGTCGGGCGGGAACAAGCTGTTCGGCTCGGCGGGGAACACGGTCACCCAGGACGCCGCGAAGCAGGGCAACAACATCGCGCAGGGCTTCGCCAAGGGCCTGAACAACGGGTTCGCGTCGGTCGGCGGCCAGCTGTCCGGGGTCATGGCCGGCCTGTTCGGCAACTCCGGGGCGTCAGAACGCACCGTGAGCGACGCCAAGGCCTCGGGTGAGGACACGGCCAAGGGGTTCTCGTCCGGGCTGCGTCAGGGCTTCTCAGGCGTGTCCAGCCAGATCGGCTCGATACTCGGCGGGCTGTTCGGCGGCGCCGGGTCCGGGCCGGACGTCGCGGCGGGCGAGCAGTCCGGTAAGGACGCCGGCAAGGGCTTCATGTCGGGGTTCGCCGCGAACCTGTCCGGCAGCAAAGTGTCGTCGCTGCTCGGCGGCCTGTTCAGCAGCAGCAGCAGCGGCGCAGCGCAGAAGGACGGCCAGGCGGCCGGTACCAGCTACGGCGGCGGGTTCACGTCGGCACTCAAGAGTGTGCTGTCAAAGTTCAGGCTGCCGTCGTTCGGCGGCGGCGGTAAGGGCGGCGGCCTGGCCGGCGCTGCCGCCTCGGCGGGCGGCAGTGCGGCCTCGGCGGGCGGGAACCTCGCCGGGGGCGCGATGCCGGGCATCGCCGGGCTGTCCGGGATGCAGGCCAGCATCGTGGGAATCGGCGGGGCGCTGCTCGCGGTGATACCCGCGATCGTGTCTGTCGGGTCCAGTCTCGGCGTGCTCGGCGCCGGGTTCATGATCCTTGAAAAGACAAACAAGGGCTTCGCGACCGACGTGCAGTCCACGATGACCAAGATCCAGGGCATCTTCAAGTCGGCCGTCGAGCCGCTGGCGAAGCCGATGGAACAGGCCATGTCGCAGATCGGCGGCTACCTCAAGGGACTAGAGCCTGAGTTCAAGGCCGTGTTCGCCGGCGTCGCGCCGCTGATTCAGCCGCTCCTCAAGGGATTCGAGGCGCTGGTCAGCGGGGCGCTGCCCGGATTCCTGTCCATGATCAAGGGCGCCAAGCCGGTATTCGCCACGCTCGCCGGGGCGTTCGGCGACCTGGGCAAGTCGCTCGGCTCGATGTTCCACGACTTCGCCGCGGCGGAGGGACCGTCCGCCACGGTGCTGAAAGCCATCCTGGACCTGGTGAACACGATCTTCCCCATCCTGGGGAAGCTCGGCGAGATGTTCGCCACGGCACTAGCGCCGGCGGTCGCGTCGTTCGGCAAGGCCATCGACGGCGTGCTGCCGGTCCTGATCCCGGTCGGCAAGGTGCTCGCCGACCTGGCAGGCGCGGTGCTCGGCGACCTGGCGGGCGTGCTCGGGTCGGTGGGCCAGCTGCTCAAGGGCCTGGCTCCCAGCTTCGCGATCCTCGGCAAAACTCTCTCGTCCGTGTTCAACACGCTTGAGAACACGGGCGTGTTCGCGATCCTCGGCGACGCGCTTGAGAGCCTCGCTAAGCCGATCGCGGCGCTGATCAACGGGCTGATCAAGGGCCTGGCCCCGGCGTTCCCGGTACTGATCCAGGCAGTCGGCCAGCTGTCAACCATCCTCATCGACGCACTGTCGTCCGGCCTGCTCACCATCCTCAAGATCGCGACGCCGCTGATCGCGATGCTGGCCGGCCTGATCGCCAAGACGATCGAGTGGCTGTCGCAGAATCACCTGCTCATCCCGATCCTGGCCGCTATCGCTATCGCGATGAACCCGATCCCGGCGCTGATCATCGCGATCATCGCCGCTGTCGGCTTCCTCGGCACCCACTGGCAGCAGATCTGGACGGACATCAAGAACTGGACCGACGACGCGGTGAAGTTCGTCACGGGCCTGTTCCACGACCTGCCGTCGCCGCTGCAGACCGCGCTTAAGGTGATCGGCGACATCTGGAAGGCCGAGTTCGACGTCATGGAGGGCGTCGCGAAGGCCGTCTGGGACGTCATCAAAGCGGCGCTGAAGATCGCCTGGGACGTTATCTCTGCTGACTTTAAGGTCCTGCTCGACCTGATGACGGGCAACTGGAAGGGCGCCTGGAACGCGGTCAAGGCCGTGGGCGTGCAGATCTGGAACGCGATCAAGTCGGCGCTGTCCGGTATCTGGGACGACCTCAAGAGCACCGCGGGCAAGGTCTGGGACGACATGAAGTCCGCGGTCAGCGACGTGTGGGGCGAGATCAAGTCGCTGACCGAGGACGCATGGAAGGTCGTCTATAACGACATTCTCACGCCGATAAAGAACGCCTATAACGACGTTAAAAGCAAGATTGGCGATCTGCAGTCGGCCATTAAAAGCATCTGGGACACGATCAAGTCTGATGCCGTAGCCGCATGGAACGCGACCTATAACGACATCTTCACGCCGATAAAGAACGCTTACAACGACGTGAAGTCCAAGGTCGGCGACCTGCAGGGCGCCATCAAGGGCATCTGGGGCACGGTCAAGTCCGACGCCACGGCGGCCTGGGGCCTGGTCTACAACGACATCATTAACCCGGTAAAGAACGCTTACAACTGGGTAACGGGCAAACTCGGCGACCTGCGCTCGGCGATGGGCACCGTGTGGGGCCACATCCAGGGCGAGGCGAAGTCGGGCTGGGGCGCGCTTGAAAAGATCATGGGCAGCCCGATCAACTTCGTGATCAATGACGTCTACATGGGCGGCATCCGGCGCCTCTGGGACGACGTGATGGGCGCGCTGGGCCTCGGCTCGCTGGACCTGCCGAGCGTGTCGCCTATCTCGCTCTCGACGGGTGGCCGGCTGGCTGGCTTCGGTGGCGGCGACCGGAACCTGGCGCTGCTTGAGGACGGCGAAGCGGTCGTGGACAAGCAGCGGACGCAGAAGTACGCGCCGCTGCTCGGGGCGATGGGCGTGCCTGGCTTCGCTGCCGGGGGGATCGTCGGCGACGCGGGCGCGGTGGCGAAGATGACGCTCGCCGCGGCGACGGGCAACGAGGTGGCGTTCAGTAACGCGCTGTCGAGCATCATGCCGGGCGGCAACGGCGGCGCTGGCGGGCACTGGGCGTCTGTGATCGCGACGCTGCCCGCGAAGATGATCGCGGACATGGTGAAGGGCACCTGGAAGCAGATCATGGGTGCTGGGGCCAGCTCGGGCGGCAGTGGCGGCACACCTGGCGGCGGCGCTCCATCCGCGAACGCGGCGCTGGCCAAGAAGATGTACCCGAAGTGGGCGTCTGGCCAGAACTGGACCGACTGGAACAACGTCGCCATGCGCGAGTCGGGCTGGAGCAGCACCATTCAGAACGCGGGGTCCGGCGCGCTCGGCATCGCTCAGGCGCTCGGTCACGGCGTGTCCGGTGGCGGCGGGTCGCTCGGCAACGAATACGGCGGGTGGGGCCTCTCGCTCGCGGGTGACCGGAACGCGAACAGCGGCCAGCCGGGCGCGCAGATCACCTGGATGGCCAACTACATGCAGCAGAAGTACGGCGGCCCGATCGGTGCGTGGCAGTCGGAACTGTCGATCGGGTCCTATGACCGGGGCGGATGGCTGCCGACGGGCGTGTCCCTGGCCTACAACGGCACGGGCCGCCCTGAGCCGGTCGGCGCTGCGGCCGGGGGTGGCCCGGTGCAGCTCGAGGTTTCGTCGGCCGGGGCGAGCGAGTTCGAGCAGTTCATGGTGACCGCTATCCGCAAGTGGGTCAGGACCAAGGGCGGCGGCAGCGTGCAGACGGCCTTCGGGCGCTAACGGAGGGATGACATGGACGACCAGGACGAGCCGCGCACTGAGCCGGTCACGGCCAGCGACGATTCGGGCACGGGCAGCGACGCACCGCAGGTGATCACGTGCGGCGGCGGCCTGTCGCTGCCGCAGATTGGAGCGGGGAACCGTGGCTAACAACCCGTTTTTCTCGGATGCGGAAGTAGAGGCAGGCGTCAATGCTGTCACTGCGCTGCTGAACAGCGGGAAAATGGTCATCTACACCGGGTCGCAGCCTGGTGATGCGAACCAGGCGCTGGCCGGGACGCTGCTGGCCACGTTGACGTTGGGCAGCACGGCGTTCGGTGCGTCGTCGGCGTCCGGTTCGACCGGCTCGAGAGTGGTCACCGCGACCGCGAACTCGATCACGTCCGGCACTGCGGGGAACACCGGGACGGCTGGGTATTTCGCGTTGCTGCTGTCCAACGGGACGACTGTGGCGGCGATGGGCAGCGTGGGGACCTCGGGTGCGGACCTGAACCTGAACTCGCTGTCGATCACCTCGGGTGCGACCGTGTCCTGCTCTGCGTTCACGATCACGCAGTCCGAAGCCTAGCCAGCGATGACCACCGGAACCGTCACCACGGCAGGAGCTAGTCCTGCCGTGGTGACGCCTGCCCGTAGGGGGTTCTGGTGAGCATCACCCTGGTCCAGCACAAGACCGTAACCAGCAACACTGCGCTCACGCTCAGCAGTTCAACCACGGCGGGCAACTGCCTCATCGTGCTCGTCGGGAACTACGGCGGCACGACTGCCCCAACCGGCGTCACCCTCGGGGGGTCGGCGGGCAACTTCGCGCAAGTGGCTACAGGGGCCAACACTGGGAGCGATGCCGGCCATGTAGCCGTCTGGGCTGACCCCAACTGTGCTGGTGGCCAAACAGCAATTGGCATCACCGGCACGATCGCTCAGGGAATCATCTTCGCCTACGAAGTCTCGGGTCTCGCCACCTCGTCACCGCTGGACGTGAGCAGCGGAAGCGCTACAACCAGCGTCGGTACCACCTTCAGTTCGGGTACGACTTCCACCACAGCTCAGGCCGCTGAGTTCTGGGTAGGGATGGCGTTCGACAACTCGGGCACTGCCACCGTTACGTGTACGGGCCCGTCGTCTCCCTGGACGAACTTCAGCGCCGTATCACCGCCAAGCAATTACGGCGCCACTTCCGGGTACCAGATCACGACGTCTACAGGCACGGCTACCTACTCGGGCACTGGAACTTCCGGTGGCATCGCGGCGGTGGTAGCAACCTTCCTCCCGGCTACCAGCAACACCACGTCTACGGGCAGCATGGCGTTGTCGCCGCTGAAGATGTCCGGGACCGTGGCGGTCGCGAACCCGGTCACCACCTCCGGGTCGCTGGCGCTGCCGCCACTGGCGATGTCCGGCACCGGGAACAACGGCGTCATCCCGTCCAGCGGCAGCGTGGCGCTGCCGCCACTGGCGATGTCCGGCACGGGCAAGGTCGGCAACATCGGCACGGGTTCGCTGGCGCTGTCGCCGCTGCACATGTCGGCGACGGACACCGAAACCTACTCGGCGACCGGCGGCCTCGCGCTGTCTCCGCTGGCGTTGTCCGGGACGGTCTACCAAGCGTTCCCGTTCCCGCAGTCCGTCCTCAACCTGCTGTTCGAGCTCAACGTCGGCGGCACCTGGACCGACATCACCGACTACGTGTACCAGCGGGCCACCATCACGATCGTCCGCGGCAGGCCGGACGAGTCGAGCGCGGGCACGTCGAACCCGGCGACCTGCACGTTCCAGCTGAACAACCGGGGCGGCCAGTTCTCGCCGCGTAACCCGCTGTCGCCGTACTACGGGCTGATCGGCAGAAACACGCAGTTCCGGGTGTCGGCGCAGTCGGATGCGTTCACCCCGGACCTCACCTACCGCTTCTGGGGCGAGATCGCCGAGTGGCCTCCGTCGTGGGACCAGACCGGCAACGACATCTACGTGTCGATCACGGCGAACGGGATCCTGCGGCGGCTGAACCAGAACGCGGCGCTCCGCTCGGCGCTGTTCCGCTACTACGCGACGCTCGACACGGCGCCTCTGGCGTGGTGGCCCGCCGAAGATGGGTCGCTGGCGACGTCGCTCGCCTCTGGCCTGCCTGGCGGCTTCCCGATGACGTTTACCGGGGCGCCGACGCTGGCGAGCGACAGCGGCCTGGCGTCTGCGGCACCGTTCCCGGCGATGAACGGGGCAGTGTTCACCGGGGCGACGGGCGTAGCCGGGGCGCTGCCCGTGGCCAACACGGCTGTCTTCACGTCGTCGGGGTCGTGGACTGCGCCTGCGGGCGTGAACGCGATCCTGACGCAGTGCTGGGGCGGTGGCGGGACCGGCTCGGGTTACAACGGGAACACGGGCGGCGCTGGTGGCGGTGGCGGCGAGTACGCGTCCGGGTCGCTGGCCGTGACGCCGGGGAACGCCTACAGCTACACGGTGGGCAGCGCTGGCGGCACCACCACGATGCACGGGGACTCGTCCACGACGGTCGTGGCGCACGGCGGCGGCTCGGGCAGTTCTGACGGGACTACAGGCGGCACTGGGGGCACCGGCAGCAGCGCCACGACTCACTATGCCGGCGGGGCGGGAGCGGCGGGCTCAGGCGGTCCTGGGGGGTCGGGCAGCGAGTCGCAGTCCAGTCAGACGTTCACGTCGTCGGGCACCTGGTCGTGCCCGTCGAACTATGTCCCCGGGTCGCTGACCGTCTACCTCTGGGGTCCGGGTGCTGGCGGCGCCGGGGGTGGCGCCAGCGACGGCGGCGGCGCAGGCGGCGGGGGCGCTTTCACGAGCGCTAACCCGGGCGTGTCGGCAGGTAACAACTACTCGGTCACGGTCGGCACTGGCGGCGCTGGTGGCGGTATAGGCGACGGCGGTATCGGCCCCGGCCCGTCAAAGTTCAACGGCTCGTTCTCCACGTCGGGCGGCAGCGGTGGCACGCCCGGCGCTGCGGGTGGCCTGGGTGGCGAGACCGGAACATACGACGGCGGCAGCGGCGGGTTCGGTGGCGGCGGGAACAAGGGCGGCGGCGGTGGCGGCGGGGCCAGCATCGGCGGCGGCGGCGGGAGCGGGCAGGGCGGTCCCAGCGGCGGAGCTGGCGCTGGCGGCGGTGGCGGGTCTGGCAGTGTCCCGGCTGGCGGCTCTGGCGGCAATGGCGGCATCTCGACGTCGGGTTCCCGTACCGGCAAGAGCGGCAGCGCGCCCGGTGGTGGTGGCGGCGGCGGGTACACAAACGCATCCTCGACGGGCGGCAGTGGTGGCAGCGGTGCCCGCGGTGAGGTGCAGTGCTACTGGTACACGTCCACGGCGGCGCCTGCTGCTGCTGTCGGCGGCGGTGGCGGGTCGTCTGGCGGGTCGGCTTCCGCGGGTAACGCCGGGGCGACCGAGGCGGGCGGCGCGGCTGTCACTGGCGGGGGTCCTGGCGGCGGGACGCTGGCCGGGTCGTCGTTCAACGCCTCGCCGACGTCGCTGCCGGGCGGCGGCGGCGGCGGTTATGACTCGCTCGGAGGCAACGCGGCGGGCGCTAAGGGCCTGATCAGCGTCTCCTGGGCGGCGGGCGGGGCGCCAGCGGCGGGCGTGACGGCGAACGTGATGCGCTTCGTCCTGCACATCCCCAGCGGCGGCGACGTGGACGGCAGTGTCGTGGCCCGGATGTATACGACGGGCACGATCGACTACGCGGACGTGATCTACAACACGGCGAACGGCGGGAGCCTGACCCTGTCCGGGTTCACGGGCGCCGGGGCGCAGCTGTTCACGACGGGCGAGGTGACGTTCGGCGCTGACGGCGTCTACCTGCTCGTCAGTGCCGAGCTCACCACGTCGGGCAGCAATGTGGCGTACAAGCTGACCGGCATCATCGCCGGCGAATCCACGGCGGCGGCGACGTCCACGGGCACGCTCACGTCGGCCAGTCTCGGCGAGCCGTTCGACGCGGTGATGAACCCGGCCGGCACCCTGATGTCTACGTCGTGGGCGCACCTGACGCTGCAGGAGAGCGGCTACGACACGATCACCGCACTGGCGGGCCCGCTGGCCGCGTACGCGGGTGAGACTGCCGCTGCGCGGTTCGTGCGGGTCTGCACTGAGCAGGGCATCCCCTACGTGTTCACCGACGCTGCGGGCTATACCGACTCGACGGCGCTGGTCGGCCCGCAACTGCCGGTCAAGGTGACCCAGCTCCTGCAGGACTGCGAAGACGCTGACCGGGGCCTGCTGTTTGAGACGCGGGACTCGTTCGGGGTGGCCTACCGTTCCCGCTACTCGCTGTACGTCCAGGACCCGGCCGTGCAGCTTGACTACGGCATCGCCGAGCTGGCGTTCCCGCTGCAGCCCACCGACGACGACCAGCTATTGCGCAACGACGTCACGATGTCCCGGCCGAACGGATCCTCGAGCGAGTTCCAGGTGACCACGGGCCCGCTGTCGGTCTCCGATCCGCCCGACGGGGTGGGCCCGTACACCTTTTCCCAGTCGCCGAACGTCTACGACGACAGCCAGCTTCCGGACCTCGCGTCGTGGACGGCCTACATCGGCACGGTGGACGAGCTGCGGTATCCGCAGATCAACCTGGACATGGCCCGGCAGGAGATCCTGCCGGACTTCGCCGACACGGTGGCGGCCGATATCGGGGATCACCTGCAGGTGATCGACACCGCGTCGGCGCCGCTTCCCCCGGGCAACATCGACCAGCTGATCTACGGCTACACGGAGACGCTGAACGCCTACCAGTGGGTCATCGCGGCGACCTGCGTGCCGGAAGTGCCGTATGAGATCGCGCTCGCCGACGACGGCACGGGAACGCTGGCCAGGGCCAACACGGACGGCAGCCAGTTGCACTCGGGCATCGGCACGGGCGACACGTCGTTCGCCGTGGACACTCCCAGCCCGAACGCCGTGTGGATCGACCTGGCTGACTACGGCTATGCGTTCCCGTTCGGCATCACCATCGCGGGCGAGGACATGACCGTCACGGAGATCGACGGCACGAGCAGCCCGCAGACGTTCACCGTGACCCGCTCGGTCAACGGGGTGCAGAAGGCACACAACGCCGGGGAGGCCGTCAGCCTCACCGCGATCGCCTACGCGGCGCTATAGGGGGACTGATGGGGCAGACACTCGTCCTGGCTGGCCAGCCGATCACGCCGGCCGTGCTGAACCGGATTTACGGCACAGCGGACACCACGGCGCACACGGTGAACAACACGACCTTCGCGAACCTGAGCAGCAGCTACAACCTGCCGGCGGGTGACGCGCTCGCGGGCACTGCCTACCGGCTGACCACGTTCGGGAACGGCACCTGGGGCAGCACACAGCAGACGCTCACGCTCGCCTGCGCGCTGGCCGGCACGCAGATCGGCACCACCCCGGCGATCGTCTCCACGGCCCTCTCAGCGTCGGCGGCGTTCGACTTCGAGTTCATCATCAAGATCGTCTGTGTCGCGCCGGGCTCGACAGCCACCTGGTACGCGTCGATCAGCGGCGGGGTCAGCGAGACAGCGAACGCGCTCGCCCCGGGCACCGCGGCGGACAACACGGTCGGCATCCGCGGCGCCACGCACTCGGCCATCACGCAGGACTCGACGGCAGCGAACAGTTTCGCGGTGCAGGCCAAGTGGGCGTCGGCTACCGGCTCGCCGACCCTGGCGTGCGTGGGGACGATCTTCGAGAAGGTGAACTGACATGGCCCACCACTGGATCGCGTCGGCGTCGGCGGGCAGCTCGAACCTCCCGGCGTGGATCGGGGGGCTGACCGCTGCGGCTGTCGCCGTCTCCGGGTTGCTCTGGTGGGCGGCCCGTCACGCGTGGCGGCTGTCGAACCGGATCACGCACTTCCTTGACTCATATTTCGGGCAGCCCGCACGCGACGGGCTCGCGCCACGGCCGGGGATGGAAGCGCGCATCGAGACGCTCAGCGCGAACGTCGGGCGGATCACTGTGCAGGTGTTCCCGAACGGCGGGACGTCGCTGCGGGATGCTGTGGACACGCTGGCCGCAGACCATGCGGCGCACCGGCTGGCGACCAGCCCGCAGATCTCGCAGCTGTCGGTGGACGTCGCGGACATGCGCAAACGCATGGAGCTGTTTGAGACCGAACGGCTCGACCGGGAGGGGCCCTTATGGAAGCTGAGATACCTGCCGCACTGGGATGTTCCGGGGCGGAGGCACTGCGGTGAACTGGCCGCCGTGTGAGCACGAGCACTGCAGGCATCTGGCCGCCCGGCTGGACGCCATCCTCGAGAGATTGGACAAGCAGATGGCTGCTGTTGACGACCTGAACGCTGCCGTGACCGCGCTCGGGACCGAGGTGACGACCTTCCTCGCCGACCTCGCCGCGTCGATCTCGGGCGGCGTGACCGCCGACCAGGCCGAGGCCGTGGTGGCGAGCATCAACGGGTTCACCGCGCAGCTGCAGGCGGCCGACCCGGCTGTGACCCCGGCCCCGCCGGCTTCCTGACGCGCTACGTGCAGCGGGCAGGCCAGTGGACGGCGAGCTGCCGCACGGCTGGACGGTTGACCGTCTGGCCGCCCTGGCGCGCAAGGCTGCCCGCTGCACGTACTCGACGGCCGTCGAGCTAGACGAGGCGCAAGACATCGCTGCCTGCGCGCTCGTCGAGATCCTCTACTCGGCCGAGGCCGCGCCGGGCATCGGGGACCTGATGAACGGGGCGCGGCAGGCTATCAACCGTGAGGCGGCGCAGCTTGTGCGCGGCTGGGGCATCGACCATCACCGGGACCGCGGGCCCGCGCACGGCATGATTCACGGCTTCGCCCGCTACTGGCACGCAGGCGACCGCGGCGAGCCTGAATGGGTTGAGAACCTGGTCGAGCGCGTCGCCGTCTGGCAGGTGGCCGCACGACTGCACGACACCGACTATGAAGTGCTGTCTGTGCTCGGCGAGTTCGGCACCTACGAGGCGTCAGCGCTGGCGCTCGGTATCAGCCTGGCAGCGTTCAAGCAGCGGCTCTCAGTGGCACGCAGGGCGGCGCGGCGGCACTGGTACTACCCGGAGCCACCCGCGCCGCAGTGGGGGCGCGATGCGCGGCTGGGGCGGCCAGCGATCCGCGACACCAGCATCGTCGGGGCGCGGCGGCGGCAACGGGCCTGGCAGGAACGGCAGGCAAGCTAAGGGCGCCGCACCCGGGGGGCAGGTGCGGCGCCCGTCTAGCGTCTCTTAGTCGTCTTCCCACGGTTCGGGGATTCGCTCGTGTCCAATCACGGGGGTCTCACCTTCTCTCAGATGCCGAGCAGCCACCTGATAGGCCAGGGAATGAGCCGGGCGAGCGCGTAGCGGCGCAGCCTGCGGCCGGACATCGGGGCGTAGTAGCGGCGGCGGCGGTTACGGCGCATGGTAGCCAGTGCGGCTGGCGTAGCAGAACAGGGTGCCGCCGTCTACGGTGCGCCACATGCCGTAGTAGTAGGGGCAGTGGATCCGCTTGCAACAGAACTTGCATCGCATCAGGTGACCTGCTTCCCGTTCAGGATGGCGTTCATCTGCTCGACGTTCTCCCGGGCCTTGCCCACTTCGGCGCCGACCAGCGCCATCTGCATGTGAGCGATCAGGTCGCGCTGCTGGCGGATCAGCGCGGCCTGCTCGGCGATCAGCGCGGCCTGCTCCGCGGTCTCGTCCTGCGCGGGTAGCGGCTCGCGGACCCACTCGTGAAGCTGGTCGCTGTCCTGCGTGAACTGAGCCCAGCGGGAACGTATGCGGGCGGGCAAGGTTAGGATTTTCACTGTTGGTCCCTTCCTGTTTCCTGGCGGATGCGGGTCTGGGCTAGCTGGCTGCCGGACGGCCGGCGGGCTGGTCCTGCTGGCCGTCCGGCTTGGCGTCGATCTTGCGGATGGTCACGGGGTGGTCTTCCCCGTCCGTGAGGCGCCACGAGAGGCGCTGCCCGGCGTGGCTGGCCAGCAGGCGGCTCTGCCTGCGTCCCTCGTGGCCCCGGTTGGCCCGGGGCCCGTAGTCGTCTGGGTCCTGCTGCACTGCTGTCTCCTGGTTAGAACGGGGGCGTCGCGCCGGCCGGGAAGTAGGCGGCCATGAGGCTGTCGAACTGCTCGTCTTCCTCGCTGGGCACGTAGTCGGCGGGGTCGGTCTGGGGCTCGGTCCGGGGCTCAGAAGTTGTCGTGTTCATGTTGGCAAGTCTAGCATCACTTGCCATCTTGAGTGCGACAAGTTACGGGTGGTGGACCCCGCAATATCTGCGGGGGCGCAACTTCTGCGGGGGCGCAGATCTTGCGGGGGTAACGGCGTTAGTAACGGCGTTAGTAACGGCGTTACAGCAGGGTGTCGGCCGGGCGGTTGGCGTGGTTGATGCGCTCGACGGTGCGGGCCATGTCCAGCACGGCAAGGCAGCGGATCGGGCCGGCGTGCCTGGGGTGCGCTTCCATCTCGCGGCAGGCGCGGTGGTAGATCTTGATGACCGGCCAGCTGGCATTGTTGGCGTTCCTTGCGGGGGGGATGACCCGGCCGGCCTGCTGGCAGGCTTCCTCGTACAGATCCATGTCGGCCATGTGGGTACGTGCGCTCACGGTGTTCTTCCTCTCAGAACAGGCTGTCGGTGGATGCGGGCTCGGCCCCGGTCGCGTCGGTAAGGGCGTCCAGCAGTTGCCTGATGAGTGCGCGGGCCTCGGTCGTGTTCCTCAGCCCGGTGGCACCTCTGCCGCCAGCCAGGGCGCACTCAGCCCTGCGCATGGCCTGCTCAGCCTCCGGGCTCACCCGCGGTGCAATGGGCTGCACCCCACCGGCCGGAAGCCTGCTTCCGTGCGGAACTGTGCTTCCGGCCGGAAGGCTGCTTCCGCTCGCCCGGCGCCACGTAGACAGCAGACGGGCGTGGCCTTCCTCGTGGTCGGCCTGCGTCGTCCCGGCGCGCTCGATCAGCCCCGACCTTGACGCGGCCAGGAAACGGGTGCCGATCAGCGAGCCCGCGACACTGGGCAGCAGGGGCCGCACGTCGTTGGCGCTGAACTCCTCACCCGTGCCGGCGAGGTACTCGATAGCGGCGTCGATGACGGCCTTGTCCTGCTCGGCGGCCCGGCGCGACTCCGCGGCGGCCATCCCGGCATCACGAGCCCGGCGCCCATCGGCCAGCCCGGCCGTCATCGGGCACCTGCCCGCTGACGGAACAAGAACGCTGCCCGGCCGCGGTCTACGTCCGGCGTCCGCTTGGCGAGCGCCATGAAGCCGGCCCGGTCACGGGGCAGTAGCACGGCGGGGTCGCCGGTCACGTACCCGTCGCTGTCAAAGATGGCCTGCAGGCACATCCTCCACAGCGCCACGCTGCGCCACGGGCGGCGGTGTATCAGTTGCGAGCAGGCGTGCCACTGGCGAGCGGCGCGCTCGACCTCGGGCGTGATGACCGTCACGGGCACCTGGGCCGGCCCGCCGATCAGTTGCTCGACGGCGTAGCGCTTGCGGGCTGCGATCAAGACCTGAGCGTCGTCGGTCATGCCGACCACCCGCCAGAGTGCAACATGACGTAGCACTCGACTGCTACATGACGTAGCACTGCTACATGACGTAGCACTTTTTCAGGGGCCGAATATGGGCCTGACCTGCACGACTTGACAGCCTCTCTTTTTACGCGGTAGGTACTGGTGTCATCGGTTCTTAGCTCGGTACAGGTCAGGTTGAGCGACCCCGGCATCGGCAGCGAACTTCCGTCTCCCCCCGAGGTAGCGACCCTTGGGGGGCAGTTCACCTCCGAATCCCTGAACGAGTGAGAAAATCCGCCAGCGCAGTTCAGAGTGATGCAGGCCGGCCGCGTAGAGCTTGGCCAACTGGTCGATGAGGTCTTGCTCGTCATCCTTCGGCATCCCGAGGCAGTCGGCCTCGCATCCGTCGCGGATGAGAGCGGCGCGAATGGCCAGCGGACTGCAGAGCAGCTTGCCGTGGATGTCTTTGGTGTAGCAGTGCCAGACGATGCGGGCTTTCTCGCCGACGCTGACCGAGAGACTGTGCTCGCTGTCGGGATGGCTGGGGCATAGAGCCCGGTAGCTAGCGACGACGCCGCCGAGTCGGTCTCCTGACTCTTTGGGGTCCCGCAGGCAGTCGCGGATGTGCCAGTTGAGGCACTGCGCTCGCGGGATGTCGCAGCGGGCCACATCAGTTCTGGCCCGTCTGCTCGGCGGCGAACTGGCCGGCGACCCATGCGTCTACCTCGCTGCGCCAGTAGCGCAGCCCGCGGCCGATCTTGGCGCCCTTGGGGCCCTTCCCCTTGAGGCGCCAGTCGTGCAGCGTGCGCACGGGCACCTTGAGCGCTGCGGAGACTTCCTCGGTGGTCATGAGTTCGTCGCGTTCCTTGACTGGCAAGATGCTGCCTCCCCGAACGTGGCGCATGTTTCCTACGTTACATGTGCGCCTGCTGTTTTGGATGTGCAGCAGCAGGTTTACCAGATGGGTTACGCAGCGTCAAGCGATAGTCCGCAGTCGCCTTGTGTGCGACACTGCGGTTATGCCAGCTACGAAGAAGGTGGTCGGCCCGACGACGAAACGGGTCGCGGCCAACATGAAACGAATCCGCCAGAGGCGCGGGCTGAGCCTGCGCGAACTGTCCCGCCAGCTAGCGGGCATGGGTCAGCCGATCCTGGACACGGGCCTGATCCGCGTCGAGTCCGGCGAGCGCCCGCTGAACGCTGACGAGCTCGTCGCCGTCGCTGCCGTGCTCGACGTCTCCCCGAACCTGCTGCTGCTCCCCGGGCCCATGACCCCGATGACGTCGCTCAGCCATACCGAGCCGCTGACGCCGGACATGAAGGAGTCACTCGGCCGGATGTGGGCGTGGGCGACGGGCGAGCAACCACTCGCCCCCGGCACGGGTCACGACACGGCCGAGTTCGTCATGGAGAACCGGCCGCACCGTTTCCAGTTGTCGCTAGACGGGCCGGGCCTTGAGTTCGCCGGCGAGATGCGGTCGCTGATCTACCGGGCGCTGACGGCAGGCGTCACGCCGTGGCAGTTGCGGACCATGCTCGAGCAGTCCATGACGGCGGCGATCAACACGGAGAAGGTGTTCGGGTGAGCCACGTCAAGGACTTGTGGCACACGTCCGGCACCCGTGGGCCCAAGCGCAAGACAGCCCGCCATCCTGACCGGGGCGGCGATAAGGACGCGAAGCGCTGGCTCGCCGTCTGGAACATGCCGGGCGGCCAGCAGCCGACGAAGGCGTTCGCGAAGAAGGGCGACGCCGAGCGGTACGGCGCCGCGCAGGAGACCGACGCAGCCCGGGGCGTCTACCAGGACCCGCGCAAAGCGAAGGTCACGGTCGGCCAGTGGTGCGACGTCTGGCTGGCCGGCTACGGCACGCGCCGGCCATCCACGGTGCGCCAGGCACAGGTTCACATCGCCCAGATCAAGAAAGAGTTCGGCGGCAAGACCGTCGCGTCGATCAAGCCGTCACAGGTGAAGGGCTGGACGGCCCGCATGACCGTTGAGGGCTACGCGCCGAGTTACGTCTTCGCCTGCTACCGCAGGTTGTGCCAGATCATGAACGACGCCGTGGCTGACGGCCTCCGTGGCTCGTCGCCGTGTTCCCGCAAGACTTCCCCCGGCCGCGGATCCCAGCGGGCCTACTGCGCCACTACAGAGCAGATTTGGCAGCTGTACGGGGCGATGCCTCCCTACCTGCAGATCGGGGTCCTGCTCGGCGCGATGGGCGGGCTCAGGCTGGCCGAGGCGTGCGGGCTGCGGCCCGGCGACGTGGACCTGGTGACCGGGATGCTCAACCCGGCCGTCCAGTACCCGGCGCAACTGCTCAAGTCGGAGACGAGCCGGACGGCTGTCCCGATCCCCGCCTCGCTGATCACGGAACTGATCACGCACTCGGCGCAGTGGTCCGGCGACTGGGTGCTGGTGGACGACGACGGCAGGCAGGTCGGCCCGTGGCGGCTCGAACGGGCCATACGCAAGGCCAGGGCGACCGTGGACGGCCTGCCGGCCGGGTTCCGGTATCACGACCTGCGCCACTACCTCGCGTCGCTGCTGATCGCTTCCGGGGCCGACGTGAAGAAGGTCCAGGCCCGGATGAGGCACGCCAGCGCCAAGACGACACTCGACGTCTACGGGCACTTGTGGCCCGACACGGACGAGCAGACGAACGCTGTTCTAGAGGCTGTTTTCGCGAGCCGGACGGAACTGTGACGGAACTGGAAAGGGCCCCTCACCTGTTTGCGCAGGTGAGGGGCCCTTTTTTGCCTAACAGTCGTAGTACATCGCGAACTTAGACAGGCAGTTTGGCTACCTGGGGCGACTCCCCGCACCTGCCGGTTTAGCAGGCACAACGCCACTGGATACCTCTGGAAAGTTACGGACTGTGCGGGGGGTCTGACGGAACCACGACGGAACTGGCCCGGCCGGCCAGCGCAGCCTTCCACGGCTCGTCGCCCGTCGAGTTCACTGCGATCACGATCTCCCCCGCGGCCAGCATGTCCGTCAGCGCCGGGTTGAACTCGTCCACCTGCCAGAGCACCCACTGCCTGTGCCCCCGGGTCCGGCCGTCGCCAGCCGGCCGGACCCGGAGTGCGTCCCGGATCTCGGTCGGTGACATCGGGCTGCGCGCCGCGCCGAGCACGGCGCGGATCTGCGCGGCAACGGCTGGCTCACTCACTGGGCTCGCCTGCCTCGGCCGGCCGGGACCAACTGGCGGTCCCGTTCTGCGGCGCCCCGGCGCGGAACACGACGATGGTCCGCCACTTCCACAGTTTCGACCGGCCGGGCAGCGGCTCAGGCTCAGGCCACCGCGGCCCGCCGGCCCGCTTGCGCCCGCGCTCGCGGTAGATCGTCCGCGGCTGGATGCCGAGGTACCCGGCGATCGCAGGGATGTCCGCAAGCTGGTCGATCTCCGGGGCGTACTGGTCGAGCACACCCGGACCCTGCTCGCGGACCAGGGCGACCAGCTCGGCAGCGGGGGGCAGAGTCATCGTCGTCGTTCCTCTCATTGGCGCTTCTCCTCATGATGCCACACTGAGTGCGACAAGTTGAGGGGGCATTCAGAGCTTGTGCCCGACCCTGAACCCACCAGGCAGCCGGACGCTGGCGTACGGCCCGCGGACACTCGACCAGTAGAAATTAGGGCGGAGGCCAGCGGCTCTGGCGTGCCGGTAGTGGGCGTGACCGGCCCCGACGTGGAACATCAGGTACAGCAGGACGATGACGACGATGACGGCGATGATCACGGTAGCTCCCTACGGTTGATGAACTCGGCCGCCTCATCGGGTGAGACGCCGTGCAGGTGAAGGTGATACTCGGCCGGCGCAGGCAGTGCCCGCCGGGCCGGCACTGCCGCTGACCAGCCACGGGGCAGCGCAACATGAGTGGCACTCATGTTCGGCAGTTCCGCAGGCTCGGCCGCCCGGAGCTCAGCGAGGCGCTTAGGGCTCGAGATCCACCGCGACCACGCGATGAACCCGCCGAGCACCAGGCCGGCAGCTGCCAGGCAGCAGGCCAGCAGCACGACGTGAGCCATCACGAACACGACCAGGCTGCCGACCACCAGCGCGCCGACCACCAGCGTCACCAGCACGCCGACCCAATCGCCGCCGCCCGTCTCGATGATCGCCCGCTTGGGACGGATGAACTCAGGCATCAGCCGTAACCCCCCGTGCGATTCCAGTAGTCGAGTTCCCGCAGGATCCGCCGCTCGATGAGCCAGCGGCGCCACCACGGCACGCCGAGCTGCTCCCTGGCCTCGCCCATCGCACGGTTCAGCCGCAGGTACTCGCCTGTCTCGTCCGTGATCCCTGCGGCGTACTCGTCGATGCCGTTCAGGCACATCGCCCGGAACGCCTCGGCGTACCGCCCGGCGTCAGGCATACGCTCGGCCGCCGACCTGGAAGACCGTCCGGTGATGCATCAGGTAGCGGACGATCACGACCGTCGCCGACGTGGCCAGCACGGCCACCATCAGGGCGGCGCGGGGGTAGGCCAGCGCGAACAGCAGCACGGCCACGATGGGCAGCAGCCGGGCCATCACTTGCTCCCTAGCCCGCTGACGAACTGCGCCAGCGAGTTGCCGGCGTTCTGCAGGTCGCCGAGCAGGCCGTGAACCGTCCCGGCCGCCGCGCTCGGATCGCTCAGGATGTAGAACACGACGAACGCGCCGAGCACCCATTTCAAGAGCTTGCTCACTTCACTGCCTCCCTAGCCTCGGCCAACTGCTCGCGGCGGCGTTCACGCAGCCGGTTACCGAGCGCGGACCAGTAGAAACGGTGGATAGCCGTCGCGCCCAGGTGATAGCGCCGGCCCGTGTTCCTGCACCGCTTACAGCCGCCGCGCACCCTGCCGCGGCACTTCCAGCAGCGCCCGGTCGGCATCGCCAGCACGAGCAGGCAGTAGACGATGACCACGCCCGCGATCACGAGCGTCGCCGTCATCCCGGGACGGCTGAACAGCCACGCAGGCACCGCGGCGCTACTTGCCAGCGGACCCGGCTGCGACACCCTCGCTGTAACCCTGCGCGTGACCTTCCTGCTGACCCTCGCCGTGACCGAGTTCGTACCCGGCCGCATGGCCAGCAATGAACCCGGCGCCCTGCCCGGCCTCGTAGCCTTTCTGCCACCCGCGCCGGAACATGACGCACCCGTACCGCTGGCAGTCCTCGTCTTCGCAGTCTTCGGGGTCATGCGCCTCGCTCCGTTTCTTCGCCGCCGCTGCCTTGCGCCGCTCGGCCGCTTCCTTCTTCGCCCGGTCGGCCTCGGCCTTCTCCTGCTTGCGCTTCCGGCCCTTGAAGTCGGTTCGCGTCCGGCACGAGTGACCCGGCCCGGCAGCCTTGCCGCAGTCGCCGCAGGTGAACAACTGCAGCCGCGGCCCGCTGAGCGTCGTCTTGCGCGGCGTCCGCGGCTTGCGATCCAGGCGCGTGACACAGGTATGCCGCGTGCCCGCCCGATGGGACTTGCCGCAGTCGCCGCACTTGATCAGCGGCGGCTGAATCTTGAGTTTCAGCGGCACGGCTCAGGCCCCGAATCTGTCGCGCTGGCCCGCAGATCTGTCGCGCTTCCGCGACACTCGCTGACCTGCGCTTATGCGAATCGCCGCGACACTGGCCAGCGAGCGCGACGCTCTGACCTGCGATGTCGCGCTGTCGCGGCTGACCGCGACGCGACCGGCAGGATTCACTTCCTAGGCAGCCCGTCACAGCCGACCCCCGGTAGCCGCGACACCCGCGACACTCTCGACGTCGGCCCGCTCGCAGCCCTTCCGCTGCGCCTTGCCGGTCTCGCGGACGTCCTTCACCGCGACCCCGGCCTTGCGTAGCTGGCTGGCCACGGAATCCCGGGTAACGGCGTCGTACGCCTCCGGGATCCGCTCGGCCAGCCTCGCCGCGACGGTCTCGGACCAGAGCTTGTCGTCGGCGCCGAAGACGTTGAGCACGTCGAGCAGGAAGTTCCGCTCGGGCGTCTCGCCAGCCTCGCCGAGCGCGTAGCCGGTCAGCGTCCCGGCCGCCTCCCTGATGCCCCGGGCACGCTTCGCGACCTTCTCCGTAGCGTTCAGGTCTAGGTAGTACGTCTTGACGATCTGGGGGTCACCCTCGGCCTTGAGCCACCCCATCCCGGCGTCAGTCTTGGCGCGGAACACCGTCGCGTCGTATCCGGCCCGGTAGGAACTCGTGCCGAGCACCAGGTCGTTTGACGGCTGGTCGGGCACCTTGAGGCAGAAACGGTTGGTGACGATGCCGCTGACCGAGGTAGGCACCGCGTCGGCCGCCGGCCGCTGCGTGCCCAGCACCAGAATCAGGCCGTACGCCCGGCCGACACGCAGGATGTAGGCCGCGTCCGCCTTGGCGTTCTCGCCGAACTCCGGGTGCATGAACACGTTCTGCACCTCGTCAAAGAACGCGACGATCGGGTAAAGGTGCTGGCTGCGCTTCGCGGCCATGTCCCGCGTGACCTTGCCGTCTGGCTTGTCCACCCGGGGGATCTTCTTAAACTGCACCGACCTGCGGTCCAGTTCCTTCCGCAGCATCCGCAGCGACTCGGCCGCGTAAGCGATCGACTCGTCATCGAGCCCGGAAACGTAGCGGTGGCAGACCTGCGCCAGCGGCTCAAGGTCACCCTTGCCGGCGTGCTCGTGAATCCAGATCTCGGCCAGCGGATCCAGCGCGGCGGCGCAGGCCAGCACGCGGATCGCCGCTGTCTTACCCTGACCTGGGGCGGCGCCGACCAGCCAGTTGACCTCAAACAGCCCGGCGTCAACCCGCTGGCCACGCGGGTCGGTGCCGAACGGCAGCCCGGCGAACACGTCCGCCTGCCCGGCCTTGAGCAGCGGCCACGCCGGCGCCTTCATCTTGGCGAGATCCTGGAAGCCGATCCACAGTGAGAGGCGTCCCTCATGCTCACCGGGGACACCCTTCGGCCACGTCGCCGACAGCGGACGCCGCAGGCCAGACGCAAGTTCGGAACGCTTGGCGACGATCGACTTCGCGGTCACGCCGTGAGGCAGGTCGATCTCGACACCCCACCCGGGCCCGTCGCGGTGAACGTCGGTGACGAACGCCAGGCGCTCGCCGTCCCTGACCAGCGCGTTGATCTCCTGAATCCGCAGGCTGGCCATAGCCCGCGTGATCACTTCCGGGGTCGGCTCCATGTACTTAGGCGGCACGACCGCGGCAGTAGCCAGCGACTTGCCGTCCGGCTTGCCGTAGTAGACCAGGACGCCGAACACGACCGTCGCGACCGCCAGCTGAGCCCAGCCCGGCAGGAACGCCACCATCGCGATCAGCAGCAGCAGCGCCAGCACGCCGCACACGAACACGATCCGGCCCCGCGTGCCCCGCGTCTTGATGCCCTGCTTGTGTGCGGCCATCGCCTCGCCGTGCCCCGCGTTGCCCTTCGCGACAGCCTGCGATTCCAGCACCCACCCATCGGTCCAGTGCCACCACCGCATCAGCGTCCCGGTCAGCACCATCACGCCGGCGAACGCATAGAACACCGTCTTGAGCGCGTACATCGGCGCCCGGACCCCGTGGAACTTCGCACGGTGCCAGTGCAGTCCTGCATGGTGCTCGACCGTCGCCCGGATCCTGTCCCGGCGCCAGTTCTCAGGGATGATCTGGCGGCGCGTCCCGGGCTCCTCAAGGACGAGCGGGCCGGCGTCGGCGACGGGCTCGCCGACAACTTCCGTCGCCTCGGTCTGAGGGTGCAGTTCGATCACTTCGGCGTCGTGGTCACGCTGGTCGGTGGTCATGCTGGCGGGCCTCCATTCAGGGATGCGCTGACGGCGGGCTCGCGGATCTCGTCGGCCTGCGCACGGGTGATGCCGAACCGCTCGGTGAGCTGGTTTCGGGACAGCGGATTGCCGGCCAGCACTGTCGCGTCGTATGCAGCTTTCGCAGCCCCGACGGAATCGGACGGCACCGGCCTGGCCTGCGGCGACGCGCCCGGCTGCAGGCCGAACCGGCCAGCCTTGACGGCGACGATCGCGAGTTCGACAGCGGCGACGAAAGCTGCGCCGGGCCATGCGGAGATGACGCTCGCCAGCCACCCGTGAGGCAGGCCGTAGGCGATGTTCGCGGCGACCGTGGCGCCAATCCCGCCCCACAGCGTGCCGCGTGGCAGCTTCTGCTCAAGCCCGGTCAGTTCCGCCCCGCTGCGGCTCTGCAGCCACAGCACGAGCGTCGCCGCGACGATGAGCAGGTCAACGCTCAGCGGCAGCAGCCGGTCGGCGATGCCGAACTCTGCGTGCTGCCGTCCAAGGTCGTAGATGTGGCTGTAGCTGACGATGAATGCGAACGCCGCGACGAGCGCGACCCCGGCGTAGATTCCGCGCCGGATCCACCGGTCAGGATCTAGTGACGAGTCTTGCGACACGTCTGTAATGTCTGGTGACACGATCTGGTCTCCTGGTTCCGTCAGGTGACTGGTCGAGGGGCCGCCCGGAGCTTTAATCTCCTGGGCGGCCCCGCCCGATTCAGTTGTCAGACCGCGGCCGGCGGCTGGCCTCGAGACTTGTGCGCACCGCCGGCCACGGCGTCTAGGTGCCGGGTCACGTCGTCGTACATCCCGGCCTTGATCGCCGTGACGAACTCCTGCCACTCGGCGGCAGTCAGGTGGATCGGGTCGATGTGTGCGGGGTCGCCGACCACCAGGTCAACGCTGCCCGGATGCCCGGGGCAGCGCTTCACGTCAGGTGCCATCGCGCTCGGCCCGCAGCTTGGCAAGCAGCTCGGTCAGGTTCCGTCCCGTGGTGACCTCCTGCTGGCTTGGCGTCGGCCGCCGCACGGCGACGACGCAGAACTCGGCGAACTCGATCTGATGCGTCTCGCCGAACTCGGTGAGCACGTCGGCGATGCCCGGCTCGGGCCGAGCAGGTAAGCCCTGCGCAAGTGCGTCCATGTCCTCAGTGTGCCATGCCACGCCCTGACACGCCCTACCTGACGTGGACATGTCACCGCTAGGTAAGGTGCGGGCATGGTTGACCGTGGCTCGGCCGTACCACCGTGGCGGCAGGTCGCTGAGCAGGTCAGGTCACAGATTGAGAGCGGCGAGCTACCCGCTGGCGCCATGCTGTCGATCGTCACGCTGGCGCAGCAGTACGGCATCGCCCGGAACACGGCCCGGAAGGTGCTCGCCTACCTGCGCGACGCCGGGCTCGTGGAGATCACGCCAGGCTGGGGCTCGTTCGTGCAGGGTAAGCCGAAGGGTAAGCCGTAGGGTGCTGGCGATTCCTCGCGCACCCTTCGCGTAACCCTCGTGAGACCTTCGGGAGACTCTCATGAGACTCTCCCGAACCCGTCGCACCTGCGATCGGTGTGCGATCGCACATGCGATCCCGGGCGGCGTAGATCTCGGCCAGCAGCCAGCAGCTCAGCGGATGCGACTCAAGGGTCATCGGTGGCGGCGGGCGCCTGGCTAGCTCGGCCTCGGCTGCCCGCAGCCCCGCGCTGAGTTCCATCCAGGGTGCTCACTCTCGGTAATCAGAATGTGTACTGAGAGTGATTACCCCGAACCAACCGCCTAGCAAACCCGAAGCAAGACCGAAGCAAGACCGAAGCAAACGCGAAGCACTTTGCTTCCCGGGCATGGCAACCGCATGGCACCTTGCCATCACCCGTAAGGACGTCGGCGCGGCCGGACACCTTACGGAGCGATAGAGTCACTCCGTGCAACCCGACCGCTGCCCCACCTGCCGCGCACCGCTCCCAGAGGCCAAGGTGTGCGCCAGCGAGACCTGCACCAACGTGTTCTACCGCGGCGAAGGCGGCCGGACGGATGCCATGTTCTGCACCGACCGCTGCGGCAACGCACAAGCGCAGCGCGACTACCGGGCCCGGCAAGGAAAGGGGAGACTAGGAAGATGACCGAGCGGACAGTTAAAGGCTTGACTTCACGGAAGCTCACGCCGTTCGACCGGCGCAAACTACAGCGAGCCCTGGCCACGGGTGAGCGGAAGCGCGCCCAGCTCGCCCGCGACTTCGGCGTCAGCCCGTCCTACGTCACCCAGTTCGCCAAGCAGCACGAGTGGGAGATAGACCAGATCAAGGCCGAGCTCAGCAACGAGTTCGCAGGCTTGTGGATCGCCAGCAAGGAGAACCGGATCCTTGCCTACCAGTCGGATTACGCGCTGGCGCTCGGCAACGACAAGCGTGACCACCACGAGTGGATCAAGGCCAGGACGGCGATCCTGCACACCGTGGCCGAGGAACTGGGGCAGCTGCCACCACGGCAGACGGTGACCGTGATGCCCGTGGTTCACATCGTGGAAGGGATCGACCTTGATCAACTTCGGTAGGGCGGCCGGCAAGTGATGGACCGGGAGACGCTGAACGACCGTCACACTGCCGTGGTGAAGCGGCATTACCGGACGCTGCTAGACCACGATGGCCGGATACCCGCCGTGCTGCTCGCTGACCTGGCAGCCATCGCCGACGAGCACGCCCGGCCTGCGGAACCCCTTGTGAATCACAAGGGATTGCCCACCCAACCGGAGGTAGCAGATGG